AGCGCCCAGTGCGTCACCGGATTCCCACAGGCCCTTGATAAGCTCTTTCTGGTCTGCTGTGAATTGCACACCAGAACGTGACAGCGCACCCAGGTTAGCCACTGGGTCATTGAGCGCCTTGCCCAGCATGATGGCTGCGCTCTGCAGGTCAGTCTCCATGAGGGCTGCCATATCGGCAGTCACCTGCGTAGTGCGGTCAAAGACAGCATTGGCGCCCTCACCCTGATTCTTGATTTGACCAAAGGTCAGCAGCACCGCCTGCATGGACTCCACCGCCTCATCACCAAAGGTGCTGGTGGCCTGGATGCTGTCAGCCAGTCCCTGCAGTGCATCCATGGATGTCCACGCTGATGCGCCCATGGATTCAAAGCTACTCTGCAGCTTGGCAGTAGCCACTTCCTGGGCAAAGAATTTCTTGACAGCCACTGTGGCCAGGCCGACAATCGGCAGCGTCAGCTTTGTGGTCAACGAGCGCCCAGCATTGGTGAATGACTGGCTAACCTGCTTCATCTTGGTGCGGGTATGCTCCGCAAACCCAGTTACGGACTTTTCCGCACCCTTGGTATCAGCACGTACCTTTAGCAGTAGCTCATCAGCCAGTACCACGCCTCACCTCCATGCAGCAGCTAACCTTGGGGCCTTGTGTGGCTTTCACCTAAGAGAATACTGGGGCAAGTTATGCCCTCACAGCCCACCAGATGGCCTGTAAGCGTGCGACAGCCCACCCAGGCCTCCCGATACCAGACGATACCGAAACGGCCCAGGTGGGCTACGTGGTGGGCTGTGGTGGAAGCCTACTGCCCTATTTGGTGCCCTTCAGCAGCTTTTCCTTGCTCCATAGCTCCAGGGCCTCATACATATCCTTGGCTGGCGTATCATCGTACTCCTGAAACGTCCAGCCCATGCGCTCACAGACTTGCAAGCGCACCCATTCATATGGCGTGGGTTCTCCGCTGAAGTGAGCAACTACAGCAGCACGCCCTACCCTTCCCCCAGGGCCTGCAAGTCCTCCATCAGGGCCTCATTGAGCGCCGTGAATTCAGATTTGCGCAGGTCATCCCACGCCTCCATCTTACGGGGGTCACCCTTGTATGACCACTCCATGACAATGCCAGTGAATGCCTCAAACATCACCTCAATGTCACCAGTCTGGCCTGCCGACATGATGCGCCGCAGTGCACCCATCTTCATGTCAGCGTCATACACCAGGTGCTGCCCGTCACCGTACTCAACCTTACGCAGGTCTGCCTTTGCCACCTCTTACCTCCTAAGTAAAGCTGGGGACTGACCAGATGCCAGCCCCAGCAGGTTTGCCTACCTTATACGGATACCGTACCCTCAACGACAGCGCCAGAAATCTCAAAGCTCATGCTGAGAGTGGCCAGGCCGTCATACGGGAAGTCCACAGAGCGTGAGCCAATAACTGCCGTGAAGGTAGTGGACCGCTTGCCACTGGTATTGCCTTCAGGGTAGATGGCCATGGTGTCACTGTCGCCAGGCTGAATGGCCTGCCACGCAGCGCTCCAGGTACCAGTCTGGTCCAGGGCCTCAAATGAGCCTGAGCCGTCCTTGAGTCCGCTTTGCTTGGTCCGGTTGTCATCACCGTATGTGGTGTCATCAAGGATGTCAGCGCTTTCCTCGTATGAGACAGAGCGCCCATCACCGCTGATGGTCACACCAGCGAAAACCACCTCTAGGTCCTTGCCACGATATGCGGGCATATGTCTGCACCTCCTAAGTGCTAGCAGCGCCTGCCTCAGGCACCACAAACTAGAGTGGTGCGCCCTTACGTGCGCCTGTGCTTCACTAAGAGAATACTGGCAGGCCTTACTTGCTGCGCTCCCAGTTGATACGCAGCAGGAATGCATGCAGTTTGCTGTCCTGCTCCCACAGGGTCTGAGCACCAATTAGCTCCACTGCAGTGGTTTCATATCCATCTGCTGTGGTGGCAATGTCCTCAAGCTCCAGCTTGTCAGTCACCGCCGTGGCAATGTCCAGAATCTCCTGCAGGTCCCTGGCACGTGCCGTGATACGCCAGCCAGATTCAGCCACCTTGTTAGGCCCACTGCCCATGGTGCCTATGCCTATCTCACGCTCTTGGCTGTATATGACATAGGGTGGCTCCAGGGCCTCACCTGCCGTCTGGCTGTCCTGCGAGTGGACCGCTGCCAAAGTCACGCTATTCAGCCCAGCAGCATCTAGCCCAGCCCTGAGTGCATCGTACATCACTTGCCATGCGCCATCGTAATCCATTTGCCGCCTCCTATTTCAGATTAGTGCGCCCTAGCAACCCGCCAGCCGCTTTCTGCGCCTTGTAAAGGCCACCACTTGCGAGCACCAGCCGTGATGCTGGCACCATGTAGGGCCGTGGCGCCATCTTGTGTGTTCCAATCTCCAGATATACCGCAGCCTCATCACGCACGCCGCCACGGTCAGCCACGATGTACCAGCCGTCACCTCTGCGCTCTTTGCGTATGGACTTCTCAACCTCATGCTCCTCCTTGGCCACCAGGTCCTTGGCCACACGCACAAAGTCATCAGCCAGGTGACTGATGACAGCCTCACTGCGCACATCCAGACTGCTGCTGATGGTGCGCAGATTGCCAATGACTTCAGTTTCATTGACCCAGGCTATGCTGATACGGTTGGGCTGTGTTACCATGGCACTCCATCTACTACCTCAGCCGTGCAGCGCACAGCCGTGCCGTTGCTCTTGGCAACCTTGGCATTGCTCACCTGTAGCTGTATGGACTCTGCAGACCACTCCAGCACGTCCTCATCCTGCACGTCAGTGCCCCAGGGGAACGTCACCATCCACTGCTCAATCTCTAGGCCACGGTCAGCCTGCCCGCCCAGCATGACCTCAGCACCAGGTGTGATGGTACAGGGCACGTCCTTGGCCACGGTCAGTGCCGTGCCAGTGGTCCAGCCACCTTTGCCGTCAGCCGCCCGCTGCAGCCTTGTGATGGTCACCAGGTCAGGATGGTGGTCCTGCTGGGACTGCCTCATGGCCGTCAACTGCGCCGATGTCAGCGCCAGCCCGCCAGCCATTAGGCACCCTCAGCTACAGGCGCCACAGGGGTCCAGCCGCTGCTCATGTCAGCGTACCGCTTGGCCTGCGCCACCGCAGCGTGGTATGCCTGATTACGCTGGAAGGTAGCGCCGTCAGCAGTGAAGCTGAATTGCTCAGCAAAGATGGCCGCTTTCTGATTCCACGCAATGCTGGCAGCCTTATACAGGTCCACCGTATTGGTGTAATCCGTATTGGCCGTGCCGTCAGCATTCAGTGGGGCCTCACCGTCAGCATCCACCGTGCGTGCCTGAAACGCAGCATCATCCAGGTCAGCCTCATCCAGCGTCCGGTCAGCAGCAGACTTGTGGGCCTCACCAGTCATCCGCTCCAGCCGTGCTAGCTCATCAGCCGTCAGGTATGTTGCCATTACGTCCTCCGTACTTAGGGCAGGTAGACTGCCGCAAAGGTCACGCTAGTGGTTGCGCTCCACGCAATCGCCACCAGGTTGCTGTCAGCAGGGTCTGCAAACTGTGCCACGTCCAGTGGGCCAATGAATCGTTCCTCACCAGCCGGTACCGTGGTCACAGGGTCAGCGATAGCCAGCCCAGCCACGTCACCTGGCGTGGTCAGCGTGCAGGTGACTGAGACGCCACTGCCATTCTTGACGTGCAGGAATGTGTTGCCGCCCGCCTTCACCTTGTCACCGCCACCACTGGCAGCGTTGTAAGTGGCATTGAGTCCAGTGTACGCACTGGCCTCTGCCGAAACTGTCGCCATGTCAATCCTCCAGAATAGACTAAGGCCTGGCCCAGCGTGTTGCCAGGCCAGGCCCTAGTGTTAGATGTTTGTGTGCGTGCCTTTAGAGGCTCACGCTGGCGTCAAGTGTGACCTTGGCGGACTCTCCACGATCCGTGAAAGTCACGGAAGTGGCAGCCGCTGTGGCCTCCACAAACTCACCCAGCTTGACCTCACCTGCAGTGAGCGCCGTAGCGTCCAACTGCCCCACAACGTCAGAGCCGTCAAAGATGATGGCATGGGTGCCGTCACCAAGCGCAAGCGCTGAAACGTCAAGGGTGGCTCCATCAACTGCTACGCCGTCAATGAGGCCAGGCCCCACAACCACGTCATCACCGCTGATGCTCAGGTCAAAGCCTGAAATGGCAGTGCCCTTACTAACTGTGTTAGCCATGTGTTACCTCCTGGCCTTAGGCCGTGTACGGACGGACCACAGCAAACGGATAATCCTCACCAGAGGCAAGGCTAGCGCCGTCAGCAGTGTCATCCGCAATGACCTTGAATGCGTAGCGTGCAACCACACGCAGCGCAACCATGTCCTGCTCCATGAGCGAGTACAGGACATTGCCAGCACCGTCAGTAATCACGCCCTGGTCAAAGACCTTGTACGTGAGTCCCTGGCGGGTACCCAGCCATGCCTGCTCCCAGGCGCCCATAATCAGGTGCGCCTCAGACGGTTGCCAGACGTTGGTGGACTTCTCATGGGAAGCAAACTCAATGCCGATGCCGAAAAGGTCCTCAGGGACAATCGGCAGGCCGTTGCTGCCCTGGAAGTAATACCGCCCATCAGCATCCTTCAGGTTACGCAGACGGGACTTGAAACGGTTGTACGCCACGATACGGGACGGGTCATACAGGTCAGCCTCAAGCGCCTCCAGTGCGCCGTCAGGGGTTGCCGGGGTGGCGCCAGTGCCGCTAATCAGGTCCAAAAGTTCCTGGTCAGTGGGGCTGGCATCTTCCTCAAAGTCATTACCGACAATGAGAGCATCCGGCACGATGTGAGCGCCAGTACCGGCAGCGCCCCACGCAGTGGGAGCGTCATTACCGAACATAGCAGCAGCATCCAGCTTGTTAGCCACAGCCGTTTCAATGGCTGGCTTATAAAGCTCGAAAAGGTCTGCTTCAGCATCGTCCACGACATTCTCATCAATCGGGATGATTACCGCAATCTCAGCGCTGGTCAGGGTCCAGGCCAGTTGCTGCATGGTGGGCTGGTCAGTCTGCTTCCGCTGACCCTCACCAACCCAGTACGCATTAGCACCAGTGACCTCCGCCTCACGGAAGGTCTTTGCATTGGTACTCATGGGCACGGGCTTGGCCAGGCGCTGAATGATGGACTGGTCTGCCACTCCACGCAAGATTGCGTCAGAAACGGGAGTAGGGACAACAATGCCCGCAACGTCTCCACGCTGTACTCTTGCCATTTGTCTATCCTCCTAGATAGCTCTACTTCTCACAGGCCAGTGCTTGCCTGGGTCAGCCTCTGTCTGCTGCCCTTACCGGCGCCCAAATGCGCCACGCACCGCCTGGTTAAACTGTTCCGCCTCAGACAACGTGCCACCTTTGCCACGTGCCCCAGCATCTCCAGTCTTGTTACCAGTACCACTTTCCTGGGCCGCAAAGCTGGGGTATTTCTCCGCCAGTTTGTCCCAGTCATGGTCACCTACCTCACCCACCTTGGGGTCATACGTACCAAGCACGCCTTGCGCCTTAGCTGCAAGATACGCCAGCCCAGGGTCTGCAATTCCCTTGGCCAGTGCCTCCTGCTCAAAACTCTGCTTCACGTGCAGGTCTGCAATCTCATCCTGCAGTCCTGCAATGGTGGCGTCTCGCTCTGCCACCTTCACCTCTAGGGCCTTCTCAGCCTCAGCCTTTGCGTCCTCAGCCTCACGGTACTTGGCTAGCTCTGCCTCTAGCTCTTTGGCCCGCTCTTTGGCTGCCTTTTCGGACTCACGCTGTTTCTGGATTGTGGCCATGGCCCGCTCTTGATCAAATTCCTCAGCGCCCTTGCCACTATCCGTGCCCTTATCTTCATCTGTCACGTTGCCTGCCGCATCATTTGCGTCAGCATTCTTGGCTGCTTCAGCCATTCCGGTACCTCCACTTGTGGTGCCTCATGCCGTCAACTAAGAGAATACTGGAGCAAATAGCAAGTGCCCCAGGCCAGGCCCAGGGCACGTACTAGAGACGATTTACCGCCTCACTGCATGATGTACCTCCTGCTCATGCTCAGAACTTCTCAGCGCACACAGGGCCGATTCCTGCAGCCACGCTGGCCTCATCCTCCAGCTTGCGACCACAGGCGCCGCAGCGTCCCACCAGCTTGCCGTATGCCACCATGGCAGCCTTGGGGTCCTTGAGGATTTCAGCAAGCTCATCCTGCACCTGGCCACGGTAGGCCTGGCCTGGGCGCTGCATGCCGTAGCGCTTGCCTGCACCGTACTCACTGGCATCCTTCACAAAGGTGTAGCCGTCCCACTTGCCGCCCTTGCGCCCGTGATTGATGGCCAGCTTCAGCCGTGTACCACCAGGCACTGCGTAGTAGCCAGGCACCAGCCCGCTCAGGTCCAGGCCGTCTTGCGCTGCCTCAGTGGCCTCTGCGCTGACCTCAGGGCACTGGCCGTCAAGGTGGAAGGTGACCCACTGGCCTGCGTCTGACTTCTCAATGCGTCCCTCATTGGCCTTGACTTCCTGACCGCACGTGCCGCACATTCCTGCATAGCGGTTGGGCCTGGGCTGTGCCTTGGGGCACTCATCAATGTGCTGAGCACCAAAGCGCCCATTGACCTTGACCAGCTTGCCAGCCTTGGCCTCAATCCAGCCCTGGCACTTCACGCACTTGCCTGCATACTTGTTGGGAGTGGGTGCCGCAGCCTGCTTGGCCTCTGCGCTGTCCAGTCCCCATTCAGGGTCATTGGCCACAGGATTCATCACGCCATTGTGCTCACGCATCTTGCTCAGTGCCTGGAGCACGTCAGCCCTGGCCATATTCTTGGCCAGGTCAATCTGCTTGCGTGTCCACACGTTCTGTGGCTGCACCTTGGCCTCACGCTCTTTGCGTATGGCCTTCTCATGCTTGGCATAAGCCTTGTCAAATAGCTCTGTGCGCAGGTCAGTGGTGGCGTCACGCCATTCCATATTCGCCTGAGCCAGTGCAATGGGGTCTGCGTAATCAAGTGCGGTCATGTTAGGCAACTTCCTGTGTGGTGGCCTGGGTGGCCTGGGTGATGGCTGAGTAATCGGCAGGCATGGTCTGTGGGCCGTTTCCAAAGGCCAGTGAAATGAGGACCATGATGGTGGCTGCTGTGTTTTTGCTCTTGCTCATACCCCAAATATAGCACAGCACAATACCAGTGTCAAGTCATTGGGCAATGATTTCTGCGCAGGCGTCACATAGCACCTCTGCCCACCCATTGAATGGGCTGCCCAATGTGCGCAGGTCCTCAGTAGTCAGCCCACACAGCGTAACCGTGCGCTTACGTGCCCACTTGATATTGAGCACCAGGTGCACATCACCGTGCGGCAGCCCTGCTGGGTTTTCACGCACTAGGTCAAGATTGATGACCAATGGCTTGCTTGGGTACTGCTTCACTCTTGCCATGGCAACCGCTCACCCTTAGTGTTGCGCCAGGTCTTGGTGCCGCAGTGCTTGCACGTATGCAAAAACCACAATCCTGGGGCAGGCCCAGGGCCGTCAGGCAATTCACTGGTGAAAAAGAAAGCACCGTGGCTGTCACCATTGCATCGCTCAGTGTGGAAGTCCAAATTGCGTGAGCCTCTGCCGTCTGACATCTTCACTGTGCCGCTCCTGTGGTTGCGTATAGCTTACCCTATACCATCGGCAGCCATTTGTCAACCTTTAGCTATTCAGCGCAGGTCCTCAATCTCCAGCTTGCCAAAGCCGCTGGGCAGCACCCAGTCAGGCAGTGTGTTGCTCAGTACCTGGTCTAGCCGGTCAGGATGCAGCACTGCCTGGTATGGGTCCTCAGCGCCCAGTAGCTGTGCGTACATCATCACACGTTCCTCAACTGGGGTTTCAGGGCCATACGTGGGTGGCTCCCCTTTGTAGCGTGCAATGAGCCTATCTAGTGTGCCAAACGTCTCATCTTTGCTGCTCATGCCAGTATGTCCTCCACCCATGCCGCCAGCTTGGGGTACGTGCGCCGCCACTCAGCCGCACTGATTGGCGCAATTCCTGCTGATGTTGCCTGCTCACCTGTGCCCATGAAGTACATGCGCACCATTTCTGCTGCCGTCTCCACGCCACGCCTGCCAGTAGGCCGTAACTCAGCCGCATACTGGAATGCTCTTGCATTGGGGTCACTGCTGTGGTAGATGGCCTGCACGTCTTTCTGAATCTCACGTGCAGCCCTACTACCCAGCTTGAATCCAGTAGCCTCATCAATGGCGTGGAATCCCTCATGCACCAGCGTGTCCACCACGTCATCAACCGTGGAATCAATGTAGAGGGATTTCTTGTCAGGTAGGTTGCGCTTGATACGATTGATGCGCTGCTGGTAGTCCAGTGGCGTAATCTCAGCCGCACGGTACAGGTCATCTGCTGCCTGGGCTGCAGCATTGGCTGCGTCCATAGCTGCGTTGTACTCAGCCACTTTGGTAGGGTCCATGCGCCGCATGTTGACCTCAATGGCCCGCTTGCTGGAGTGTCCAGGCCTGCCCCACCATTTGAATCTGCCCACAGTGGTCTGCTGGGCATTGCTGTATGTCCTGAATTCAGTGAGATTGTCCAGCGCTGCACGCAGCTTGGCACGCATGCCTGGATGGTCTATTACCTGATTCAGTCGCCGCTCTACTTCATCAATGATGGCCTGATGTTTCTTGGCCTTGTATGTGATCTTGGCGCCATCTGGGCGCAGCACAAACTGCTCCACCTCTACCTCATCCAGTGCGCCGACAATCTCGCCCTTGGTGGGCAAGTCATCCACGATGTTGGCAGGCACGGTAGGCTCAGGCGCCACTACCTCTACTGGCCCAAATATGGTGTCCTCA